AGCGAAAAGACAACAGATGGAAGATGAACTCCGAATGATAAAGGAACATTTGGCATTAAATCAAGTTCGACAATCTCAACCAGAACAAAATAAAAATGAGTTCGAGGGTTTGGATGATGGAGATGTAATGACAATCGGTGAATTTAAAAAACTCACCTCTGGCATGGCAAACAAATTCCAAATGACGATTGAAGAAATGAAAATGTCTCAAAAAAATCCAGACTATCAGGAAGTCATCACCAAATATTTACCCGATGTATTGAAACAAAACCCAAATCTTAAAAGTACCCTACAAAAAACTCAAGATTATGAACTTGCCTATTTTTTGGCTAAAAATTCCGATTCTTATCGGACAGAGAATAAACAGAAGAAAAAATCCGCTGATGCACAACGCATAGTTGAAAACTCGTCTAGGGCGAGTAGCTTATCGAGCATGGGTTCTACTTCTCCTATTTCTCAAGCTAAAAGATGGAAAGACATGTCTGACGATGAGTTCAAGCAGCAAGTCAATAAGCATTTGGGATAAACAAACCTAGGAGTTTGAAATGACAATGACAACAACTGCGGTGCTTCCACCAGCCGTTCGGGAATACTATGATCGACTTTTGCTTATGACAGCGTACCCAACGCTAATTCATACAAAATTCGCACAGAGACGTATTCTCCCCGAAAAAAATGGTGATACCATTGTTTTTAGAAGATATTCAAAATTAGACACAGTACCTATTCCTTTAGTTGATGGACGTACTCCTCCTGGAGCACCGCTATCAGCTACTGATATTAAGGCACGTGTGGCTTTTTATGGTAATTTCGTAACAATAACAAACCAAGTTCAATTAACTGTTGAGGACCGTGTTTTAAATGAATCCTCAAGGCTACTTTCACAAAATTTAGCCCAAACGATGGATGAAGTTACACGTGATGTGTTAGCAAGTACAACTTCTGTATTACAATGCAGTAATGGTATTAATGGTAGCACACCTACTGAATTAACTAAAAGCGATATTGATTCAGCAGTTAAAACTTTGCTTGGAAATGATGCAGAAATGATTTCTGAGGTCGTAAAAGGAACTAATGCGTTTGCGACAAGCCCAATCAGACCAGCTTTCTGGGGATTTATAGATACTGATCTATTAGATGACCTAGAAGCGGTAGCTGGATTCATTAATACAAGTAACTATGCTTCAAGGCAGACAGTGCTTGATGGTGAATGGGGTTCTACTGGAAATGTTAGATGGTTATATACATCTGTTGGTAGCGTAAGTTCAGCTGCAACTCCAGTTTATAACAACATAATTGTTGGAAAAGAAGCATATGCGGTAGTTCATCTAAAATCAGAAACAGGTGATTTCTATGTAGAACCACTTGGCTCTGGAGGCTCAGCTGACCCATTGCATCAAAGGGGAAGTGTAGGATGGTCCCACCCCTTCGTAGCAAGAATACTAAATGATAGTTTTATGTTGAATTTAATGGCAACCCACTCATAAGGAGAAGTTTATGTCACAAATGAAAGTTTGGGGATGGACTAACCCAGCAACTGCGGTTGTAATACATAAGTCTATAGGTTTCACAGTAGGTGAGATCACTGTAACAGATGTAACTAACGGAGCTCAATGGTATTGGAACTCTTCCATGCCTACAGCTTCCTACGTTTTAGTTAGTTCTGGGGCAGTAACAGCAACTAATGGTTTTACTCCATTAGCACAATCAACAGCAATAGGAGCAACCATTTCAGGTTTCACTAATGCTAACCCAGGGGTTTTGTCTGTAAATGATACAGCAACTTTTGGTTTTGCAGCTGGAGATACAATAAAAGTATGTGAAGTAGCAGATGACTTAACTGGAGACGAAAGTTTAAATAATACTTTCACAGTTGCCTCTGTTACCACTACAAGCATAACACTAGTAGAAGATACATCTGTAACTGACTATAGCGTTTATGTTTCAGGTGGAAAAGTGATTAGAGTTTCTGATACTAACGGAACAGCAATACCAGTAGAAAATCATGCTATTGGTGGAATTACTCTAGGAACAGGAGTTATGGGCGGAAACAATGCTGTAATGGTAGCTGTCGCTCATGGCGAGAATTGTGTAATTTAATAATAGTTAAGAACCAAGGGCGTGGGAGGCTTAGTTCCTCCCTCCCTTTTAACGCGAGGTAGAAATGAGCGAAGTAAAACATAAAAATAAAGATATGGAATCACTCCAAAAGTTGCCATTTATTTTAAAACAACCGGCGGATGAAAAGGAAGAAAAATTCCTTCGTGAAGTATGTGAATTTGAGTTTTATAATTTAGAAGAACCAGGATTATGTCAACGCTTTCCATACGGAAATAATAAACACAAACATGATTTTACTCTATTTCATGGTGGAAGATATAGCCTTCCTAGGTTTATTGCCCAATGGGTTGAATCACGTTCTAAACCAATATGGGATTGGAGACCTGACGGCAATGGTGGAATGACTAAAAAATTAATAGGTAGAGAACCACGTTTTCAAATGAGACAAGTATTCGGAGAATAATATGAATGAGTGGACCTTAGCAAAAATAAGGCAAAAAGTAAGGCAAGTTACCGGTAGATTTTCAGAAAATGATCTATCAAATACACAGATAGACGAGTATATAAACCAATATTATTTGTATACGTTTCCGGCAGAAGTAAAGCTTGAGCAGAAATTTGTATATTATGAGTTTATTACAAGTGCAAATCAAGCTACATATGCGGCACCAGATACATTATATACCAACTATGAACCGCCGGCGACTGTCAACAACTTATCAATGCTATGGTACCAAGATTCTGCTAAATTTGAACAGGAAAACCCCCTTCAATATAATTTCTCAACACCATGGGTGGGAGACGGAGTAACGGTTACTTTTACAACAACATTAACTGGATTTCCTATATACCCATCTACTTTAACTATAACTGATAATACAGAACTTTTTGAAGATACTACAACAACGTGGACAAACGATGATATTAATATTACAGGTTCTTGTGGTGGAACGGCAACAATTAATCTTTCGACTGGAGTAATAACAGTAAATTTTATGATAGCCCCAGATGATGGGCAGTCAATTTACTTAAATTACATACTTTTTACTCCAAGAAGACCGGAAGCAATCTTATATTTTTCTAATAAATTTCAACTATCACCAGTACCAGATCAAGCATATGTAATACGGATGAGATCATATATTATTGTAACACCGCTTGAGAACGCCACAGATACCCCAGATTTGAATGAATGGGGACCATGTATAGCATATGGTGCTTCAAGAGCTATCTTCTCAGATTATGGCGAGAATGATGCTTATTCAGAGATTACAATGCTATACAAGGAGCAGGTTGCTTACATATTAACTAGAACAGAACAAGATTTGCTAAATGTTAGGGCAATGCCTAATTTTTAAGGAGTGATACATGTGTGCTTGGGATAAAACTAAACCGGAAAATACTTCTAAGATAAGAAACTTAGGAGTAGACATAAGACCAAACTGGGAAGCTATTGAATCAGCCGATGCTACATTTAAGCCTAAAGGACTAAATTTAGATAAAAATACAGTAGATAGTACTGCAATTGCCGATGCTATAATTATGTATAATAAAAATAATCAATTATATGCAATAGACCCTACATCGGTAATAACTAAATTATCAGGTGGTTCTTTAACAGCCGCCGCTCCCGGAAAGGTAGTTCTTCCAAATGGACTTACATTTATATGGGGAACTGGAACAGCTAGTACTACTTTTGTAACTAAAAGTTTTGGTTTGTCAGGATTTAGCAATAATTGTTTTCATATATCAGGAAGTGCAAACGGCTCTACAAGTACTATAGGCTTCGCAATAGTAAGTAAAACCCAGTACAGTGTTAAATGTGATTCTGGAACTCCTGGATATTTTTATTTTGCAATTGGAAATTAAGAGGTAAAAAATGTCTTCTATGTTAATTGCTCCGTTTAAAGTTGGATTAGAGACTGATATCGAACCTTGGCTCGCACCTCCTGATTCATTTTCTGAATTGAATAATATACATATAAAAGACGGTTTTTTACAAAAAAGAGAAGGATATAGACTTTTTGGAACAGTAGATAATGCTGAAAGAATAATGGGTTTATATCGTTATATGGATGCCGATGGGACAAAAACATCATTAGTATTCGATGCTTTAAGAGCCAATAGATATAACAGTGTTACACATGCTTATGCTCAACTGGATGCGGATGATATTTTCAGTTCAGGAGAATCTGATTTTGTCTGGTCGACTAGCTGGCAATCTGGCGGAGGAACTAATAGACTTTACTTCACAAATGGTATTCCTGGAACACCAGAAGCAGCTCCAACTATAGATGGAATACGATATTTTGATTCAGCATCTCCTAACGTTACAACCGCAATTTACCCTACTCTTGGCGGTACAGGAGTTACGCTTAGAACAATGGTAGGAGCTAAGCTCTTATTTACTCTCGGGCAACGTTTGATAGCACTAAACGTAGATGAATCAATAAATGGAGCCGCAAGTACAAATCACCCTCAAAGGGCTAGATGGTGTTCTAAACAAAACCCCGGAAACTGGAATGATGTTGTAGCCGGCGGAGGTGGTTATACCGATGCAGCTACCGGAGATCAAATAGTATCAGCAAGAGCCTTGCAAAATCAAATAATTGTATTTTTTACAAATTCTGTATGGTCTTTAACAGCAACATCTGACCCACATCGGGCGTTTAAATGGCAAAAAATAAATAATTTTCGGGCTTGCGATGGAAAAATGTCTTCTATTGGCTATGATAGATACGTAGTAGCATATGGGGTTAGGGGGATAACCGCAACCGATGGTGTAGAAACTAGAAGAATTGACGAAAGAATAAGTAATTTTACTATTAATAAGATAAATGTAGCTCAATTTGAAAAGGTGTTTTGCGAAAGAAGCTATGCTAATAAACGACTATGGACACTATATAATAGTATAGAGACAACTGACAATGAAAATGATAATGCTCTTATATATGATGATGATTCTTCTGCTTATTCCACTTATGATATATCAATGAATTGTTTAGGTTATGGAAATTTTTCAAAAGACTTCGCCTTAGAAGATTTTACCGCAGCAAATGATCTTGATTTAGCATTAAATGGTTGTGGAGATGACGATTTACTTTCGTATTTCTGGCAAGATAACCAAGAAACCTTACTAGGCGGAGATGTGAACGGAAATGTTTTCGTAATGGAAACTGATGGTGACGATAACGGTGAATCAATAGATTCAACATTCGTTACTGTAGCCTGGAATCCTTTCAAAGAAGAAGGAGCCGAAGCTCAGATGTCATATATAGATATCTTGGTAGATACTCAACTAATGACTAAAGGAGAAATAGAATTTTACAAAGATACAAATACCACGCCATATGCTACTAAACAGATAGATTTTCTTCCAAATTTAAATTTTATTTCAGGAATAGATGGTATAACAAACAACAATCCAGTTGTTGGAACTCCAAATCTAATAAGTATAAATTCTTCAAGTCATGGTTTAACTATTAATGATATAGTATATATTTATGGTGTTGAGGGAATGACAGAGGTAAATAGTGGAGAAACCTCAGATGCTTATACGGTTACAGTAGTAGATGAGAATAATTTTACATTAAATGACATATATGGGTTTTTAGAATTAACTATAACGAATATAACAAATGCTGCTACAGCAGTGGTAAAAGTATCTAATTTTGGAAATTTAGCTAATGGAGATACTATTGTTATAAAAGATGTAACTGGAATGACAGAAGTAAATTATGACGGAACAAATGAATATACAGTAGCAAATATTAATTTAGTAGATATGACTTTTGAGCTTTTAGGTATAGATTCGACTTTATATGGTGCATATACTGGAGTAGGAACAGTAAATTATGATTTTTTCACCCCTTTTACATCTGGTGGGGGAATATATGAGAGACAATTCTATAAAACAAAAACTTGGAAACGAATATACGCCGGCGGTATAGGATTTCAACATAGAGTTGGCTTTACATCTAACGGAACTGACAAGCAATTTAAGGTCCATGCCTTAAAACCTGTTTTTAAAAAAATCGGTCGAAGGATGGTTAATTAATGACTTTACCAACAAGTATTGACTTACCTTTAAGAGTAGATTAT